ATGAATACGACTATTGATACCAATCAATGGTGCAGTCAGTTCAAAAAATGCAAAGGGTGCAATCTTGATGCTGAGTGCATGGTTAAGCCAGAGGAAATGGCTTTAGTTGTAGAGGATGGAAAAATTGTCGATAAATGGGCGGTGAGGACTGCCACCATGATCGAAAGAGAGATCAAGCGAAAAATGGAAACTTAAATGGCTGCTCATGAGTTAAGTTTCTTGAATGGCTTGGTGATTAATAGATAGGAGATAGAGATATGTTTCGCATAGACAGAAAAAACAACATTAGAGTATGCGAGGGGTTCTCAGTGTGGGGGTACAAGTGGAAAATAGATGATTGTTTTGGCGATACTGAATCTTTCCATATAGTTCAAAATGACATAGATAAGGAGATTGTTTCTGTAAACATATCTATTGCTGGATTAGATGGTTGTCACATGATTATGGCCTCACATGACACTTTAAATATTACATCTAACCTACTAAATAAACTAAAGAAGATTGTTGATGACAACCCAGAAACAAAAACAAAAGAGATCGAGTGCATTATAAAAAATGCCGAATGGGTAGTAGGTGTTATTAATAATTCTTTTGGGAGTAACTAACTGTGGAAAATAACAAGCATGTCAAACGTAACTGGCATATTGAAATCAGCGATGAAAATTTCGAGATAGTAAACAGTGATGGAAAATTAGTATGCACCCTACTTGATCATAAAGATGTATTTAGAAATGCAATTTTAGTTTCCAACAGCCCATTTTTACTAAATTCATTAGTAGATATTTTTTTGGAACTTAGAAGGCTTAATAAAATTGACGGGTTGAATGGTCTTAAGGGAAATACGGTGTGGGATGATAATAGTGATGACCTTGCATTCGCCAGAGATTTGATCGAATTTTGTCACGTTAAAATTCCAACAGAAAATTAGTTAATAACGGAGTGAGTATGACAATAGATGATTTCCACAATGGAAAGCTACCCATGCCGAATCTATTTAGACCTGTTCGAGTCAAATTTGATTCACTGGTTCCAAACGGTCCTAACGATGAATATTGGGTTACAACAATCAGGTATGTAAGACGAGTTAGACATGCTGATGGCTGGCGCTGGCAATTGGTTAGGACACATCATAAGGGCTTGGATAGATGGGAACCATACTTAGAGTTAGATAGGGAAGGACTTAACGACTTTAATCATATATACGGACTAATGAAATAGTTAGGAGGGAGTATGACATGGGAAAAATGACATTCGTAGTTGAGTATGAAGATGGCAAGGAGCCGTCTGTAAACGCAGGAACGGAGATATTAGGCGGTAAATTGTTATCAGTTGGATTTAATGACTACCGAGATGAACAACTAACTCAGGATGAAGTTAGCGCCTTAAATCACGCAATTAACTTTAACGACCTGAAAGAAACCTGCGAAGATTTTGAAGTCAATTATGACGAAGTTGTAGCAAAACTCTAAAGCCCTCGGTCAGCAGTAACCAGCGCACCAACACCAGATAACCACCCTATCGCTATCGCAAGATTAGCGCAGGTTTCGCATGAACATAGACACTATATTCAGCGCCCTACTTCTATTCGCAGTTATTTCATTAAGTCTAATTATCGCAAGGTAAATTATGAAAATTAACCAAGATATTTTCCGTCTGGCGCAAGCTCAGGCGCAGGTAGCTATTCGCCAGAAATGTGAGGATATCTGGTGGTTAGCAATGGAACTACTCAAAGAAAGCTATCAGGAGGGTTTATGAAAATATCCTTCAGCTACTCGAACGGAGCTAGGGTAGTAGATGGCAAAACAGTCATGGAATTTGACGAAAGTAGCAAGCTTAGCATTGAGACAGAAAGTTTCGCTGAGCTGGCTAAATTAACGGAAATCGACCCAGTGGAAGCCCTGCAATGGATTATGCAGTTTGATAAGGAGGAGTTTGACAGGATTGTCAATGAAGCAAGCAAGGATGCCCCTACTTCTAAGCTGGCTCTGCTAAGGAGGGTTGCATGACAAGACGTCAACAATGGTTAGATGAATTACGCAGGGAGCGTAAAGAATCGCAGGAACGCGAACACGATGAATTTATGTATCAAACGGAAGTGTTAGGACGACAAGGGTTGTCTATACCAACAAAGGATTTTGCAGGAGATTTTCAATGAACGTTTCTAACTCATACCCTACCGATAAATACCCTCGCCTAACATCATCACTAGCAAAAAACAGAGAGGAAGCTCTGGCTCAAGCTATTGCAATGATTGAGGGGTGTTTGCCAAATACGAGTGCGCCAGACAGGGAAAAACGATTAGCAATGGAACTGCTACACATGAACTTGGACGCATCGAAAAATCACCCTCCTCTACCTGCTCATATTCAGGCATTACGTGATGCGGAAAGGAATTCTGCACCGAGTAATAAGTTTGAAGTCGATTACTACGGAAGCGATCGACATCAAGGTCAATACTTAGGAGATTAGTATGAAATTCGCCAAGGCAATGCGAAAAAAAGCAAAATTAAGGCTCGCTTTAACAGGGCCTAGTGGCTCAGGTAAAACCTATGGAGCACTGGAAATAGCCAAAGGACTTGGCGGAAAAACGGCATTGATTGATACGGAAAAAGGAAGTGCTTCTCTTTACTCTGACCGTTTTAATTTTGACGTATTGGAGTTAGATCCACCATTCACACCAGAGCGATTTATTGAAGCTATCGGGGTTGCTCAGGAAGCTGGCTACGATAATTTGATAATCGACAGTATTACTCACGAATGGAGTGGAACAGGCGGATGTCTAGAATTACTCGATGTGTTAGCAAAAGCCAAGTATCGAGGCAATACGTGGTCAGCATGGAGCGAAATAACACCACGTCACAATGCATTTCTCGACGCGATACTACGGTCTGACCTGCATATTATCGCAACGATGAGAAGTAAAACGGAAACTGCTCAGGTCGATAAAGGCAATGGTAAGAAAGGCGTAGATAAACTTGGCATGAAATCAGAGCAGCGTGACGGGGTTGAGTATGAGTTTACGACTGTACTAGACCTAAATCACGAAACTCACACGGCAATGGCAAGCAAGGATAGAACAGGATTGTTCAGCAACGCCGAAGTTACTCAGTTAAATGAATTAACAGGTAAAAAGCTAATGGATTGGCTTAATGATGGACGCACTAAAGCAGAGATAGATCTAGCTCACTTTACGAGCATTGCAACGGAAGCACAAAACATGGATGAGTTAAAAATCGCCTTTAGTGAAGCATACAAAGCACTTAGAGATACACCTGAACAAGCGGAGGCTCAAAAAGTGTATGAGCTAAGAAAAGAAGAACTAACCAAACAAGAGGTAGGTACTGATGGCAAGTAAAGGCGTGAATAAATGTATTCTCATTGGTCACTTGGGGCAGGATCCAGAAATCCGCTATATGCCATCAGGTGGCGCAATCGCTAATCTCACACTAGCCACATCGGAATCGTGGCGTGATAAACAAACCGGTGAGATGAAAGAAAAAACCGAGTGGCATCGAGTGTGCATCTTCGGCAAATTAGCAGAAATTGCAGGTGAATATCTGAGAAAAGGAAGTCAGGTTTTTATAGAGGGTCAATTACAAACGCGTAAATGGACAGACCAAAGCGGACAAGACCGATACACAACGGAAGTGGTAGTTAATGTCGGTGGAACAATGCAGATGTTAGGCGGTAACGGTGGTAATCAGGCAGGAAGCCAGAAGCCTCAGCAGAATCAAGGGTGGAGTCAGCCTCAGCAACCGCAAGCACCGCAACAACAACCTAAACAACAAACACCACAAAGTGAACCTCCGATGGATTTTGAGGATGATATTCCTTTTGCTCCTATCGGACTCCCCTACCCACGCCACGCTATTTATGTGATTTAACCAAAGGGTATAACCATGAAAACGCTACATGGTCGCTGTATTCGTCGTTGGAAACTGAGATTTAAAGATGTTTGCGATTCGAAGGTTTCACCTTATTTCAGAAAACGCGACTTAAAAGGATTTTGTCGTGAATGTGGCGTTATTACTGCTGACATGATGATTCTAAACATGGCAGAGGGTAATGCTCACGTTGATTTTGATGGTAAACGCCATGGATGGTCACCTGAATTTTCAAAGTTCTTTGACGAGAACCGAGAGAAGTACATTACCGAAGCACGTTTGTTTCTCAACGAAGAAGCTACTAACGACGAAATAGATGACTTAATCGAAGAAGAAATCTCTAATTGGAATTAGGACTCAGTGCAAGGATGCAAACAGGAGATAGATATGACAGATAAACTCAAAGAAGAGATTAACGCACTTCAACAAGAAGTAGCTAGAGGTCACGTATATGAGTGGGAGTTACACAGACTAAATTTATTACTTTTAGTGATTGAGCATTACCTTTCAGAAAATAATTCCAAAGAGGCTCACTTGTGGGCGCAAAGCATATTCCAGTGGATTGACTCAGAGTTTTACGAAGAGATGAAAAGCAATACTGGAGATATTAACGCTTGGTTTAATAAACAAATGGAAGGCGCAGTAAGCACCGAGCGGGCGTTAAAAATAACTCGTGAGTTATATCCAGAAATTGAAAAGCTACGGACAGCTTAATTTAACTCGCAGGGATGCAATGAAGAGGAATGAATATGAAATTAACAGGCAAGCAAATTAAAACACTGGATATTGTGAGAGATAAGTTTGGCGCTGGAATTGATGGTAGAACACTTAAGTCTTTTGAGAAAAAAGGGTTAATTAGACAGACCATCCTTGGATGGACACTAACAAAATCAGGATTTGATATATTAAATAAGGTGGATTGATGGATAAATCAAGGCAGCAATTTGAAGCATTTATAAGTAAAGGTGATTACCCTTGGGTAAAAGGTATTATCCCTGTCATGTGGATGGTGTGGGAAGCATCGCGCGAAAGTGCTGAGCCAGAAATTAAACATCATCAACTAAGAGAGCTTGTTAATACCGCAAGAGATACGGCTATTAAATATCAAGGGTGTCAATGCTTACGTTCAGCGTTATCAACAGCCATAAGACACAGCTTAATCAGCAATGGAGTGAAAATAAAAGATGAATAATGAATATAATAGAGAACAAATGAAATTAGGTGTTCTATATGCTCGCAATCATTTAATTAGCTCATATAAAGCAAACTTTATTGAATGTGACGAATGCCAGTTCGCAATGTTTATGAATACATTATCTCTCGTTGCAAACGAATCAATAGATATTGAATTAATGATGGAAAATGTTTTGTCATGTAATGACGAGGCTGAAAATTGGATTAAAGAAATTCTAATTAAATAGTCTAAATAAATACCCATGCAAATAATCGGATATGTATTACTCATACTAATACAGGGTTCTGCTGTGCCTGTAACGGAAGATATTTATACGCAATCGGAATGCAATAAACGTGCTGAATATTTAATGTCAGTGAGGAATGTTGAAGTTGTTTGTGGAGAGGTATGGAATGAAAGATAAATATTATGCTGGACTAGAAAACTACAAAGATTGTATTGAGATTGAACCGACAATAAAGGATTGCTTTGTTTTAAATACTCCATCTTGGAATATGGATGTGACAAAACAAGACTTAATTAATATCAGAAATACCATTAACGAAATACTAGAGGCTGATAATGAATAAATTAATAATTACCTCTGTTGCAATATTATTTTTATCCGGTTGTGATGAGTTAAAAGAAGGCTCAGCTATCGATATGTATCATGATGACCAAAGACATGTGACATGCTATGTGTATAAGTCAGGTTATGCAGAAGGCATTTCCTGCATCCCTGATGATCAACTACCTAATCATGATAAGAGATAGTAAGAATGAAAGCTGACTACGGAGGTAGCCACACACCAAAGGAACTGCGTGATAGATGGCAAACTCCCCTACCTTTGTTTACACCATTGGACGCTGAATTTGGTTTCTATTTAGATGCCGCTGCTGATAAAAATAATGCTCTCTGTTCTCATTACCTCACCGAAAAAGACGACTCGTTAAATTGCGATTGGGAAAGCTACGGGGCTATTTTGGTGAATCCGCCCTATTCAGATATTCAGCCATGGGTAAATAAAGCCGCTGAGCAATGTAAAAAGCAATTACAGCCTGTTGTTATGTTAGTTCCTTCTGATACTTCTGTGGGTTGGTATGAATCAGCATTAGAAACAGTTGATGAAGTAAGATTAATTACGGGAGGTCGAATATCTTTTATTAATGCAGAAACAAAAAAGCCAGTTAGCGGAAATAATAAAGGTTCTATGTTTTTAATATGGCGACCTTATGTAACTCCTCGCAGAATAATCAATACTGTAAATAGAAATTATTTATTAAATATCGGCAATAAAATATTAAATGAATGGAAAATAGCATAGGTGAATTATGACATTTACTGAATTTTCAGGATTAATAGCACTATGTTTACTAATTTATTTAATTGAAACAGGGCAAGCGTAATTATGGATATTATCGACTCAGCAAATGAAACAAACGAACTATATATTCAAGAGTCACTATTAAATCGTAAACCGGTAATCAAATCATATAACGGCATGTGTATCTGGTGTCACGAAGAACCGGTCGCACCTAATAGCGCATATTGTAGTAAAGAGTGTGGTGATGACCATGAGCAATATAAACGGAAGAATGGATAGGAGGGTGAAATGGAAGATGAAATATTGAAAACATCAGAGGCCGCCAAGGAGTTAAAAACAACACCAAGAACAGTTGCTTATCTTATTTCTAAAGGAGAGTTGAAAGGTAGAAAAGTTGGCCGAGGTTATAGGACCACCAGATCCGCTGTGCTTGATTATATAAATAACCCAGAGCAAACTCATGATGCGAGCAAGGATAATCTAAACGGAGGTAGATTATGTCAATCAAACAAAGAAACGGAATATGGCACTGTCATTTCTTTACACCGTCAGGGAAGAGAATTAGAAAATCTCTTGGCACAAAAGACAAGAAGCAAGCGCAGGAGCTGTATGACAAATTAAGGGCTGAGTCATGGAGGACTGAGCAATTAGATGAACTCCCTCAGCGCACATTTGAAGAATGCTGTATTAGATGGATCAGAGAAAAGGAGAATAAAAAAACCTTAGATGATGACAAAACAAAAATAGAATATTTTTTAACAAAGTTCTCAGGAAGAGTAATATCAAGCATTACTGCTGATGAAATATACGAGTCTGTCTCTTGTATGGAAAATAGAAAGCACCGGCAGATATGGGAAATGAAAAAAGAAGCAGCTATAAAAAAAGGAGTAGAGCCACCAAAATACACACCAAAGCAAGTTAGCCTAGCTACAAGAAGTCAGTACCTATCTTTTATTAGATCATTACTAAGAACTGCAACTAATGATTGGCGATGGATGGAGACTTGCCCATCAATAAAAACCAACAAGCCATTAAGTAAGCGCATACGCTGGCTAACTAAGGATGAAGCAAGCAGGTTAATCCAGTGTATGCCAGAAAGTATCAAGCCAATAGTTACATTTGCACTAGCTACAGGGTTGAGACGATCAAATATCATAAATCTAGAATGGCAACAGGTAGACATGCAAAGGCGTGTAGCATGGGTAAATCCAGAGGATGCCAAAGGTGGTAAGGCAATTGGCATAGCTCTGAATGATACCGCATGTAAAGTTTTAAGAGATCAGATAGGAAAACATTCAAGATATGTCTTTGTTCATACAGAGTCAAAGAAGAGACCAGACGGAACATTAACGCCAAGCGTTAGGAAAATGAGAGTTGATGATAACAGCGGTTGGAGAGCTGGATTAAAAAGAGCTGGTATCGAAAACTTTCGTTTCCACGATTTAAGGCATACTTGGGCAAGTTGGTTAATTCAATCTGGCGTTCCACTTACAGCATTACAAGAAATGGGAGGATGGGAAAGTATAGAAATGGTAAGAAGGTATGCTCATTTAGCACCAAACCATTTAACAGAACATGCACGTAAAATTGATGACGTTTTTAATAATAACGACACAAATACGACACAAAGCAAAAACCAAGTTGGATTGAAATTAGCATAA